CTGCTTGGTGCGGTGCAGGTTCGACAGCATGCCGGCGAAGTTGATGTCGCTGGCAGCCTGGTTCGCGAGAATCGCCTCGCCAGCGACGTCCTCGCGCGCGAAGCCGCGCGCTTGGTTCGACACGCCCGACAACGACCGCATGATCTGGTCGGCCTTCATGCTGATCCGGTCATGGCCGGTCGGAACTTGGCTCGGCTGTATCTTCTGCGTTTGTGCGATGTCGTCGACTTCCAGAACGATCCCGGTCTTCGAGCTTTCGCGTTCGAGCTGCTCCGGCGTGTAGTTCTTGATGTTGCCGACCTTCGTGATCAAGCCGCTGTTCGCCGTCGTGTTGATGATGTGCAGTTCCTGCGACGTCACCTTGTTGAACAGCTCCTGCGGGTCGAGCAAGTGCTCGACGGCGCCCATCGTGATGCCGTCGAGAAACACCGGAAAATACGGCACGATGGTGAACCCGCTATACGGGCTGTCTTCGTCGTGCAGCACTACGTCGTCGCACGTCACGGTCCAGCGAACCGTCTTGACCTTGCGGCGCATGGTGGTCAGCTCGGGCGCTGCCTGCAGCACGCGTGAAATACGCTCGCGATCCCACGTCTCCGGGATCTCCTTGAAGTCCCCGGTGGTGGTGCTGACGAACACGTCCTTGGACTTGAGCGTCGTGTACTGGCGGTCGAGCAGCTTGAACGCGCGAGCGAGCTTGTCGTCGACTTCCGCCGGCGTGTAGCCAAGGCTGTAGTACGGCAGGTCGACGAGCTGCTTGCCCATCACCATGTCCTCAGCATCGCACCACATCGGCGCCTTGCGGTACGCAAGCTCGGCGGCGGCGGCCTTGCCGAAGTGGTTCTCGATGTCGAGCAGGTTTGTCCATCGCTTCGTGAAGACCTGCGGCCACGTCTTCGGGTGGTAGTCGATGACACCGGGGTCGAGCACAACGTCGCTCGACCGCGGCGCGGAGATGCAGACGTCGCCCTGCAACGAGTCGTTGAAGTCGACGCGCACGTCGTAGTACGCGCGGCCGGTCACGAGCCCGCGGATGTAGACCTCCGACTCCAGGAAATCTAGCGCGTTTTGATTCTGGATGTGCAGCCACAGCGCATCCATCACGCCGGTCGACGCCGCGGCCTCGTCGTTGACAGGTGTGAAGCGGACGTCGTTGCGTAGCGCGCGCTGCACGCCGCCCATCGTGCGAACCAGCGATTCAACCGTGTTGAACGTCAGCGCCGGTCGACCTGCGGCTTTCAATGCCGCTCGATCTTCCTCGCGCCATTGACGGCCGCGCCAGAAGTCGAAGCAACGGCTGGCTGTCTCCAGCCATTTCGAGTGCCCGTTGTCCTCGCACCAGCGGCACGTTTCGTAGTTGTATCGAGCGGTGTCGTACTCGGTCGCCATCTATGCCGCCATGTGTGAGGTGTTGTGGCCGGGTCGGAACGCGTCCTTCCAGCTTTTCGGTTTCGGCGGCGTCGGCGCGCCTTGCGGAACGGACATGTTCATCGCCATGCGCGCCGCCCATGCGCAAACGTCGACGATGTCGTCGTGCGTGCCGTTCGGGAAGCGCAGCATCTCTTTTTCCATCTCGTCGTAAACCGTCGGTCGGTCGGGCTGCGTGCTGATGATGAACTTGTGCATCTGCGTTCGACCCTGTAGCGGGCGAGCGCGGATCTCCTTGTCGAGGACAGGCACCAGCGTCTCGTCGAACGACACATAGAGGCGCGTCTTCTCCAGCGCAGCCTTAACCAGCGGCCACACGGTCGCCCAAATGTGCCCGCGCTCGCCCGCGACGACATGCGGCTTCCACTTCTCGACCAGCCCGACGACGGCGTCGACGATCTCAGTCGTGCCCCAGCGGCCACGGACCAGCTCCAGCAGGCATAGGTCATCGTTGCGCGTGAGCGCGAACGCGCCGCCAACCGTGAAGTCATTCTTCGTGCGCTTGCCGATGGCGAAGTCGAACGCGAGAAACACGCGCGCGCCCGACAACTCGTCTTCCGACAACACGCGATAACGCAGGTCCGACCGCTTGAAGAACTCGCCGTCATCCGGTGTCGGGTTCTGCTGGTAGAGCGCCGACCAGATCGCCGGTCCCATCGTGTTCTTGAGCTTGAGCAACTCGGGGAGCGGGTACCGCTCGGGATGCAGCGCCTCATCCTTCCTGCGCAGCAGCCGCGCGCCTTCCGTCGACTCTGGCGTACCGCGCCATACCTCGCCGTCAGGCAGCAGCCATTCGTCGTCCGCCGCGATGGCCGGATAGCTGACCACTTCCCAGCCTTCCAGTTCGTGCTCGGGCACGCCGGCTTTGCGCTGTTCCTCCTCGCTGGCGAGCAGCGCGCCGGCGAGGTCCGCGTCGTGCCAGCGCGTGAGCACGATGATGATGCCGCCGCCGGGCGCGAGACGCGTGCGGAACACGGACTGATACCACGCAAGCGTCGAGGCGCGGATCAGCTCGGACTGCGCTTCTTCGTGGTCCTTGACGGGGTCGTCGATGATTCCCACTCTCATTCCGCGACCGGTCACCCCCACACCGACGCCCGCGGCCATGTAGCCGCCGCCCTGCGTCGTGCGCCACTCCTCGACGCCCTTGTTGTCCGATCGCAGTTTCGTATCGGGGAAGATCGCGGCGTACTCGGGCCGCGTGATCGTGTCTCGAATATCGCGCGAGAACGAAGTCTGCAGCGCCTGCGCGTAGCTGGCGCCGATGATCGACCAATCCGGGTGGTGACCGAGCATCCACGCGACGCACTTCTTGGACACCAGCTCGGTCTTGCCGTGGCGCGGCGGGACGAACAGCATCATGCGCGGCGAGCCGCCGCGCTCGACGCGCTCGGCGAACCGTTCCAGGCGCCGGCAGATGTCCTGGTGCACCCAACTCGGTTTGTAGTCGTCCTGCATGGACGTCGTGAAGAACAGCAACCGCCTGCGAGCCAGTTCGCGGCGAGCCAGCTCGCGCTGCACAAGGTCGGCTGTGTCCTTCGGCTCCGGCGTGCCGTCGGCGGGGACGAGCAATCGCGCCTGTTCGAGCGAGCGCTTCGACTCCGGCGTGCGGCCGGCCGCGAACACAGCGTCGACGATCTGCGGCGTCGCGTACGCGTTGAACCGGCGGTACAGCGTGAGCGTGCTTTCGCGGCGCTCGCACGTCTCGCAGAAGTCCATGTAGAGCAGCGGCTTCGTCGAGAAGACACGATAATCGCGCAGCTCGCGCGTCACGCCGCACGATCGGCACGGAATGCGCAGGTCGTCGGTCACGCCGTCTTCTCCTTGACGTAGAAGTCGCCGTCGATGACGTTCCCGGCGCCGACGAGCTGTACGAGCTGGTCGTCGGACAGCGTCTTGACCTGCCGTTGAACGTGCTCGATCGTGCCGCGCACATGGACGTCGATCTGCGTCGGCGCGTCGAAGCCGAGCATCTTGTTGATGACTTCCCAGCCGCGGATCTCGGTCGCTGGCTCGGCGATGATCTGCGCGCGCTCGATCGCGCCCTTCACTCCGCGCAGCACGTCGTCCTTGGTGATCTTCACCGACTCGGCCATCTCGCGTTTCGTCACGGCGCGTGCGGCGAGCACGCGGTCGGAGCGCGTGGCCGAGTAGGGCAGGAACGCAAGCTGCGCGGCCTTCATGGTCGGCAAGCCAAGGACTTCGACGTTGTAGACGAACTGCGCCTCGGCGTTGCTCAGCCCGCTCGTCAGTGACGCGATCTCGGCCAGCTCACCAGCACTTCCATCCGCGCCTGCGGGATCGACAACTGCAGGCGCAGCATCTCCACGTCCCGCCAGAGCAGGCGGCACATCTGCTGGTTGCTTCCGTCGGGCGTTGCTTCTAGCCATCGGACGTCTTTGCGATCGAACTCAGGGCCAAACGCCAGCCGAGCGTCGTCGACCAAGGCGTCCACCACCGGCTGGAGGCTGTCGAACACTGCCTGCGCGAACTCGCGCTCCCCGCTCAATGCGCCCTCTCACTGCTCGGTTCCGTTGATCCTGTCGCGCACGCCGTTGTACGCAGCGATCAGGGTTCGCTCTTTGGCGTCGCATTCGGCGCCGACTCGAACAACAGCGAGCGCAAGCGCGTTTCGGCGTTCAACGGCTTCGCCAAGTTCGATGGCAGCGGCGCTACCGTCGGCCAGACGGCCGGTTTCGCATGCGGCCCACTCGCGCCGCATGCGGAGAGTGCCGTCGCGCAAAGCAGCAGCGTCGCGATCAGCCATGGATTTCGCATCATCAAGTCCTCGTTGATACGCTGTGTCCGCGTTCCACAGCACGTCGACGATCGACGTGCTGGTGTCAGCCGCCGCTTTCTGCGCAGTCGCGTTGCCGTTCGCGATGTCCGCCCGCAAGTCAGCGATCGCGGTCTTCGCATTCGCGAGCTTGAGCGTCTGCCATCCAGCGAACGCGCTCACGCCGAGCAGCGCGGCGGCCGCGAGATAGAGCGCGTTCGTAGTAAGCCAGGCGCGGATCACTCGTCGTCGCCAGCGGCCTCGGCGAACCACGCCTTGATCTTCGGCCAGACTTTCGCGAGGAACGTGGGGCCGGCAACGACGCCGGCGGCGAAACCCAACAGAAACGCGAGCATCAGTCGGTACTCCTGCGGCGAGGGTGGTCACCAGCGGCGTGGCCGCGACGCCAGCCAATGATGTAGGCCGCGCCGAGCGCAGCCAAGTAAACAGCCAGGACGGGTAGGAGCGTGGTCATGAGCGCTCTCCGGATTCCGCCAGCGCGGCGGTCGCTTCATACCGCGCTCGCATGCCAGCTTCGATCGTGGTGCCGGTCCACAGCCGCACCATGCTGCGCAGCTCGCGCGCGATGCACTGGACGTCGCCGGCCGGCACGCACTCATCGCGCAGCTCGCGCATTTCGCGCCGCCGATCGCCCTGCATGCCGGCGCCGCGGTTGTAGATCGTCGCCGTCAGCGCGCCTTGAACGCGCGGCGGCAGGGCGTCCCATCCGCGTGCAAACGTGCGTGCGGCCAGGGAGCAATACGACGGCAGCGTGGCATCAGCGAACACGCTCGACGCATAGCTGTACGGCGTGCGCACGTCAGCGAGGCCGGGGACCAGCGCCTTGGCCGGCGTGCCGACAATGCCGCTCGTGGCGACGAGCCGATCGACCTGCGTGTGCGCCTGCCAGTCTGCGGCGATGCGTGAGCGCGTCTGCTGCCCGCCGTCGTAGCCAATACCCCACGTCACGCCAGACGACTCGCCCGGCCAGACCGGCGCGAGCAGGTGAGCCGTGTAATACGTCTCGCTCGTAACCTCGTAACGCACGACCAGCGCGACGGCGTCTGGGTGCGTCTGGCACGCCGGTGCCGGCGGCGCTGGCGCGAGCGCGTCGACTGCGCTGCGCAAGTCGACGACGGCCGGCGCAACCGTAGCGGCCACGTCCGCCTGTGCGGCCGCGACTTCAACCGGCGCCTGCGCGCTCGGAGCGGGCTCGGTGATTGGCAGCGACGGGCGCGAGCAGCCGGTGATGAGCGCGGCGAAAACCGCGATGGCGAGAGCGCGATTCATCGGGCGAAATAGATCAGCGATGCGACGAAAACCGTGAGGTAGAACGCCGCGTTGGTCAGGTACACGATCGCCGGGCCGGGCATGCCGGCGAGGAGGCCTGCCCAGTACGCGCGCAGCTCGTCGTCGCTCATGCGGTACGACCAGCGATGCCAGACGAGGTACGCGACGCCGCTTGCGCCCGCCGCGTAGAGCGACTTGACAGGCAGTTCGATCAACCAACGGATGAGGTCGTCGCGGCCGGAGACCGCGCCGAGCATCGCCCATGCGAGCACGGCCACGACGAGCAGCAACGGCATCCAGCCAAAAAACTCCTGGTGGCGCTTGAGCCATGCATTCATCAGTCGATGCCTTGTCGGTGCAGGAGTTTGAGAACGAGCGAGCTGAGTTCATCGACCTTCGACTCTTGTCGGTCGATCGAATCCCGCAGCGGTTCCATCGCGCGCGCCACGGCGGCGTCGACTGCGTCGCGGCTGCCGTAGTTCGCGGCGTTTTTCAGTTCGAGGTCATGGACGCGCTGCGCCAGGTCGTCCTGCAGCCGCAGCTTCCGCGTGACATAGACGCCGAGCAGGCAGACAACCAGCCCAGTGATGAGAGTCACGATCTGCGTCGACTCGATCGTCACGCCTCAGTCCTCGAGACGAAGAGCCCGCCGCAACTCGTCGAGCGTGTCGTCGAACGCCGCACGGTCACGCACCCACCACTTCGCCGCGGGTACGCGCGGCTTGAACTCAAGGCCGTCGCGGAACAACTTCCGGGCGAGCCGCCGCAGGTCCATCGCATACGGGCTCGGCTCGTCGTAGAGCGTGAGCAGCCGCGAGAGCGCGTCCATGAGCCGCCGGTGCTGAACCAACTTGAGCGGCGCGGATGTAGTGTCGCGGCATTCGCGCAGCAGCGCGCGAATCTCCGCGATTTCAATGTCGCGGGGATCGCGCATGGATGGAAGCGAGCCGTGAGTTCAGTCATGGCCCACGACGGTAGTGGAACGCTAATGGATGTTCAAAATTATTTTAATTATCAACGCGGTGCGTCAGGGAGCCATTACGCGCCAATGCAGGCTTGTGCCGTCGTACCAAAGCTCTACGGCACCGTTCGCGCGCAACGAAACGGCGGCATTGCCGGGACAATAGAATCTGTTGCCTGCCGTGCTCGACGTACTGTCGTGCGGAATCGAGATTGTATTGCTCCCGACGTTGACCAACTTCAAACACCGGCCCGTCGCGGTCAGGCCGAGACCGGTGATCGACAGCCCTGCCGAGCTGGCCGACACCCTAAGTACGCGGCACGTAGACAGTCCCGTGGGCGCGTAGTTGTTCTGGCTGACCGTAATCGCCGGTGGCGTCACGACGCCGTTATGGTTTTCGGTGCCGTTTACAGTAAACGCTGCGTTGGCAACGAGCGCCCCGCTCGACGTCGCGCCACCGCTAAGCGCCACATTGCCATAGAACGTGTGTGACACCACGTTGAATGTACTGACTGACACTGTGTAGACCGGCGTAGCGCCCTTGCTCAACGTGTAATCTGTAGACGTACCGCCCAGTGCAACGGTCACGTCGAACGACGCAGTGGCGGCGCTGTCCCACAACTTCAAAGCAACTGGATTGAACTTGCCAGTCGTCGTTGTGACTGCTGACAGCCCGCGCACGAACGCGAACAAGTCGCCCGGACCTCCATCATAGAACCCGACGTTGCCGTCAACGCCGCACACGTACGACATCAGTCCGGAGTCGGCCGTCAGCGCCGTGATGGTGTCGCCGTCCGTCCACGAATACGCCCCGCCGCTGTAGGGAGCGACGAACATGCCCGATGTGACGCTGTTCGGACCGATGCCGGGCAGCAGCGCCTGTGTGCGCAGGATGGGGCTGTACGTCTGCCCGTCTACGGTCAGGCCGCCGCCGATCGTCGCCGCCGGAGCGCGCAGCACATCGGCATCGTCGATCTCGGCGATGAGCGCCTGCGCTCCGACGACCAGCGCTTTTCGCTCGGCCATATCAACCCCGCACTACGGGGTCGGCGATCTCGACGTTGATCTCCGTCATGTCTGTCGCGACACCGAGCACTTGCAGGATCTCGCCCGCCGTGTCGGTTGCGGCCGACAGCGTGACGACACCTCCGGGCGTCGAGTCGCTGAGTGCGTATGTCGTACCCGGCGTGAGACCGGAGAGCTGAGTATTCGGGCCTTCGAAGTAAACGGTAGCGTTGGCGCCCGAGGACACTGCCGCGATAACGAAGCCGTGCGCGCGCTTGCCCGCGCTCGCAGCGCTCGCATCCGCTTTGCGCGCAGTGAGCGTGCCGGCGTTGTTGTACAGGTTCACAAAGTCGCCGGCTGCGAGCGCCTCGCTCGCGACCACGAGCTTCGTATCCGCGCCGATGCCAACTGGCAAGAACGATGCATCAAGCCGCCCGCTACCGTCGAGCGCCGGCACTTTACCAGCGTCGCCAGCACCGGCCGATGACGTCGGTGATTCGACCTCGGTGAACAAGTTGTCGATGAGTTGCAGAAGTTTCCAAGCCATGTCACAGCCTCACTACAGGGGTGTCGACGTCGACGACGATCGTCGTCGGGGTAATCGCGCGGCCGACGGGCAACAACCAGCCGGCGAATGCGGTGTCTTGCGTGAGCTGGCCATCGGTGCCGCAGTACACGGCACCCGGCTGCCAGATCCAGGACGGCTCGGTCATCTCGCCGGCCGTGCGGACAACAACGTCGTCGTTGAGCGCCGCGGACTGCGTTGCGATGCCGACGACCTCAGTTGCGTGTGCACGAGTGGTGGTGTCCGGTGCATACGCAAGGCCCGCGACGACACGCACCGCGCGCTGGCCGTGGATGGGTTCGGCGGCAGTGGCGGTGAAGGTGGCGCCGGCCGTCTCGCCCGGCGGCCCTTGCGGGCCGCGCTCGACACGACGGACGACGTGGTGCACTGGATGTTGGACGGCGAGGCTAGTCTGCGGCTGCCGGATGACGGTGTTGTCGTGCCGGCGGTCGACGACCGTGGTTGACGACAATGGCACGGCGACGACGGCGCCAGGAGCGAGCATGCGTGTGATGGTCACGGGGCGCTGCGGGCGCTGGACGATGACGCGCGGGTCGCAGGTCATATCGCGGTCCGCGTGCCGGAGACGAAGACCGGCGCGCGGAACTCTTGCAAGTAGCCGGCGGTGTAGTTCCACAGCGCCATCTCATCGGCGGTGAAGCCGTACGGATTCGGCGGCGGCGGAATGTCGCCGAGGCTGATACCAGCCGGTATCTCGATGGCCTCGCCAGGCTCGGCGCGTTGCAGGCCCTCCCACAGCCTGCGCTGCGCGAGAGCAAGCCGCGCGTCCGTCATGCGCGCGAACCCTTCGCCGATCATTCGGCGGCCATGACGCCGGCAGCGATGAGCGCGGCCGTCAGGTCAGCGAGGGAACCGGACTCGCCGTCGACGAACGCGGCCTGTTTCACGCCGCCGAGCGCGGCGGGTGTCGCGGCGGGGAGCGTGTAGTCGCCGCCTTCACCGCCATCGGGCGCGCCCTGCACCAGCGCCTGGTAGACGTAGCCACCAGACTCGTAGATCGTGGCGAACGGCTGCCAGCCATCGGCGACCGCGGTGTTGACGATCTCGGCGAGGCCGTTCGTGTCGGACGCGGCCGCGCGGGCC